CCCCCTGTGATGCAGCGATGCATCCAGAAAGTTCCCCCTTAGTGAATCGTGATCAGGTTCACCCTTGTATATACCGCAAGGTTCCACACTTTGGAAGTGTAAGGATAGTAAATGAATAACTACCCTGTCTACCCCAAGACAGCGGATAAGATGAAATATCTATCCTTGCAGTACGTTACTTCTCAAAGTAATCGGGCCTTGTCATGAAGAAGGAAATGATCACCTGGTTTTCTCCTTAAACTCACCTCATCTAGAGGGAAGTCTGGGAGATCCAGTGACGGAGAATTCCGGAACTAAGTCCCAGTATCTCGGATCAACTAAAATTTAAAACCATGAAAAAAACTTCTTTAACAACATTATTAAATTCGTTTAAAATGCTGAAAAGTCGTTCTCATCGTAGTGATAAATTGTTCCCTCTGAATCGAATAGATTCACTCTTTCCCTACTTTGCCAAGATTAATTCTTTGGCTTTAGGAAGGACGGAGCGTCTAAAGGATAGAATCAGGATCACTCATAACTTGTTTTCTCATGTTAAGCATATGAGTAAGCATCATGGGGAGGTCTATACAGTCAAATGACTGAAGGCTTCCTCAGTTGCCTTACAAAAATACTTAGCAGGAGATCCCATTTCGAGTCTTAGGAAATTAGAACCTAAATTACCTTTGCCTCGTTTAATTAACGGTTGCCCTTCGATTATAAATCGAAGAGATCGTCAATTAATGAGACAGGGTAACACTTGAATTCAGCGTTTTTGGTTATCCCAATTTGCTATTTACAGGATCTTAAAATGTAGATCCAATAGCTCTTTGGATACCATTCTCGCTCCATTCAGTGGTTCTATGGATTCCTTACTTGGTTATATTGACTTTTCAAAAAGTTTTAAGCCTTTTGACCAGTTTATGGTGGGTAAGATGCTAAAAGCACCTACCACCTTATTACTGAGTCATAAGGCCTCTCCGGTAATGACTTTAAGTTATAGAGGTCTTTTAACAGACTGACATAACTTGAAGTGAGGAAGTGTTATACTTTCGCCGGCGGGGACTCCGGAATCACATAGACCTGAGTATATTAATATACTTAGATATATGGAGGTCCTGAAGTCTGGTAAACTTAATGTTAGACGATGGGATTCTTTGACCCGGGACTTAGATTCGATTTTGAATCTGTTCCGTGGCGAAGGCCTATCTCTAAACAAAAAGTCAACTGTAACCGGTACTGCACTATCACAGTGGGCTTTTAAAATTGAGGCTGCTGGGAAATTAAGAGTTTTTGCTCTTATAGATTCCATTAGCCAATCAGTTTTAAGGCCTGTACACGACCTAATTTTTGACGTTTTGAAAAGTATTCCTAATGATGGAACCTTTGATCAAGACGCTTCAGTTAGGCGTAGTACTGAGAAAATGCAGAAGTACGGTATAGCATATTCCTTCGATTTAAGCGCTGCAACTGATCGATTACCAGTTATTCTAACTGCTCAGATTCTGGAAACCCTTGTAGGGATTCCTGAATTTGGAGCAGCATGGAAAGCTGTAATCGCGGATAGAGATTTCTCCTTTAATGGAGGAACCGCTACCCGAACAGTCGGTTGAGCACTTAAAGAGCATTATGGAAAGGACTGTGGCTTTAGATACTCCGTTGGTCAACCAATGGGAGGTCTGAGCTCCTGAGGAGGGTTAGCGATCACTCATCACTGAATTCTTCAATATTGTTCCTTCTCTTGTTACGGTCAGAGATTTAATAATCTCGAACCTATAACTTGGGAGGATCGATACGAAGTACTAGGTGATGATATCGTAATCTTCGACAAAGGTCTTGCTGAAAAGTATCTAGAAGTGATGGCTTTGATTGGTGTTGAAATCAATCAAAGTAAATCAATTTCTGGATCCTCTACAGCCTTTGAGTTTGCTAAGAGAACCATTTATAACTCCCGGAACATTTCCGGTATATCACCAAGTCAAGTCGTTTCATCGACTTCGATTGGTGCTAGAGTTATGGATGCGTTCTCCTGAACAAAACAAGGGTTGGTCAAGACCACGAGTCACTTAGGACAAATTTTGGCGGTAAATTCCAACTTTTCTGATAAATCTAGTTTTAGATCTATCAGAAAGATTGGTTTGCCAGCTTTGTCTATGCTTAATCTACTTTTAACTCAAAGAGTAGTAGAGCTTAGGCTAGTTTTAGAATTCATTGTCAATCCTCGTTTTGAGGATTTCGACTTTGAGAAGGCAAAATTTGCACTTCCTTTGCATTCTTTACTGCGACATTGCTTGGCTTGTGTTCGGGGTTTAGGGGGTGTTAATAGTGAACAAGGTCCTCAAAAAGGACCGTTCCCATTACCATATCCTTTATCCCGGATCAGTGACCGAAGAGAGTTCTCTTGAGAATACGAATCGCACATTAGTGCGGTAGTACTTCAAGAAGCCTTAGCTAAGGGTAAAACCTTAGTTCGAGACTATGAGAACTTGCTTCGTGTCGGGGCTAGAGCGATGTTCAAGGGTCAAGGTTCAAAATTACTTGTAGCACAAATGGAAGGTTTTGTTACCGACCTTGTGCTAGAAGACTCGAATTTAGACGTTGCTGAATTTGTGGATGATATAGAGGATAAACTCTATAATCATGCAAAATATCAGAATGTCGAAATTGCAGAGGCTCTTAAAGTACTTGATGACCTTGAAGCTCTAATTTTCAAATTTACGTTTAAGACGGAGATATCCCGGTCAAAATATGACAAGGATTCTTCTCCTATCTTAACTTTATTACGAAAATCTGAAGGAAAGATTCTCATACCGTATTGAAACGATCCTATCTACCTTTAGTCCGTGGGACTTAAACCAC